TCCCAAATAATCCAAATCCAACCGCTGCAATTGCTAAAGAGGCAGCGAGAATCGCAATGACCGCTGCGCCCTTCAGAGCCCCCGTTGTCCCTAGCTTCTTTAGCCCGTCTCCTAGCTTCCCTAGGAAGCCCCCTAAGCCTCCACCCCCAGCAGGGGCTCCCGGCATGGCTCCTCCTCCTCCCCCAGGCTTAGGGGCTCCTAAGCCTCCTCCTGCTCCTCCACCCTTCTTCCCCGTAATGAAGCCTTTTAGTTTGTCCCCTAAGCCTCCTCCTGCTCCTCCACCCTTCTTCCCCGTAATGAAGCCTTTTAGTTTGTCCCAACCAGCCCCGATGCCCCCTTTCGCTGCGCGACCAGCCCCTGCAAGCCCTCCTCCCGCTGCTCCAATCGCACCCTTCGCCATTCCATACCCCTTCTGAGCTACTTGCCAGAGAATAAAGGCTTTTTTCATGGCTATGACTGCCATCATCAAGGAAACAACACCCAGAGAAAGTTGAGCAACTACTTTAATAAGAGGTCCAAAATAACTTATTAATTGAAGACCAAAATTAACAAAAGCCATAACCACTTCTTGAAGGGGGGAGACTACCCTATCTTTAAAGTTCTGCCATGTGGTCGCCCACTCTTCTTTAATCTTTGCTTCTTTCTGCATCTGCTTAGTGTAAGCCGTAAGGGACATTTTCCTCGCATCTGCTTGATCTTGTAATTCATTCCTAGCAGCAAGAAGTTGTGTTGTTTCTTTTCCGTAAATCTGAGTAAGCTGTTGTAACGCTAGTCCTCTATCCATCCCCCCGGAAGTCCACTGATTAATTAAGCGTTCAGCTTCGGCTCCACCCTTGGTTACTAATCCAATAGCAGCTTTTGTTTGATCTCCCCCTTGTTTAAGGAGTTCCGCTCTCTCTGCGCTCACACCTAGAAGGGATGCTTGAATCATGCTGTCGCCTTTAGTGAAAGCTCCAATAAGCTCAGGACCAACCTTAGCCATTGCTGGGCCTAGTCCCGCAGCTAGTACAGTAGCAGCTTCTTGTATTTCTGCACCGATACCTAAAGCAGCAAAATCATAAAGCTGGTCTGATAACCCACCAACTGCATTCACTAATTCGTTAGTACTGATACCATATTTCTGGCTCATTCCTAAAGTAGTATCAGCAAGTCTACTAGTTTCTTCACTAGTAAAGCCCATACCTCGGGTATTCTTAGCTAACCCAGCAATGAGTTGTTTTTGTTGACCTGAAGATAACCTAGTAGCGTGAACTAGTCTACTGGTTTCATAACTAGCATCACCCAAACCTCCTGCAAACATCTCAAAGTTAGTTTGGACAGCAGCCATCGAACCTACAGCAGCCCCAGTATAGGTGGTTAACTGCTTCTGAACCTTACTGTTACGGTCTATAGCCGAACCTAAGGTCATGCCTCTGGATAGGGCTGCTTCTTGAAGTTTCAGAGATTGGTTAGCGACTTGATTTATCTGGCTGGAGATAAATTTGGTCATCTTACCGATTACGGGGAGATTGGTAAGATGACCATCAGCCTGTCTTAACTGGTTCCCAATCTTCTTATCCTCTTTATCCTGCTTTGCCGTAGCCTTATCTCGCTGCTCCTTCGCTTCCTTCTCTGCATCACCTCGGGCCTCATTCGAAGCAACGGTCACCGCTAAAAGCTGCTTGATGAGTTCTTCAAGATTATTTGGTTCGTCTGCCATGATTTATTTCAGAGTTAACTTATAGATACCCTTCATCCCTTTCAGCCTAAAGGTTCTAAAGCTGTCTGGACCTAAGAGTTTTTGGAGGCTTTGATGTATTAGCCCGTAGTAAGAAGCGCGTCTCCTCTTTTTATATAGGTTTTCTATGATAGTATCAATAACTTCTTCGGATCTGCCCTCTAAATTAAAAGCACTCATGAGGAAATCACCATCTCTTGCGCTGGGAGACTTGGGAGATGCCATAAATATACCATTACCTCTTTTAGTCTTCACAACCAACACCACTCGTTGTTCTCTGCTTCCTGCTCCTCTCCCTGAGTATTTTGCCCAAAGATGATTGAAATATCTAAAGATTAAAATATCCCCTGGAGTAATGTATCCTGCGCTGGCCTCAATAGGCGTACCCACCCTCTTGGGACTTTTACCTGCGTCTTCTAAAAATTCTTGGGTTTTTTTTGAAAAGAGAGCCATTCTCGCCTCTAATATATAAATTAAGTTAGGAATATGAATACAGATATAGACTTTATAGATTTTATAGATTTAATCAATCATACTCTACACAGAGACTTTGTAGAGAAATGGAGATATAAATACTCAGAAAAATTTATAAAGCATTTTCAAATCAAGATCCTTGAATCCCTTAACAAACAGAAACAGATTAAACAAAGCAGTCTGTTTAACTACCTAACAAAGAAGTGTAGGTATTCACCTGAACAGGTGGAAAACTTTTTTACATCCATTGATATAAGTATATACTACCCATTGATCACAAATGACAAGGCTAGATGAAAACGACCTGATCGAATACGGAATTATAAACCAAGTTACCCATGAGATGGGGTGGTGTGGTCAGTTGCTAAGTTCTATAGTTTACTTAGCTATTGCCGTTCTACTTTTTGCGGTTGGAGGTGCGCTTATTCTTTCGCCCTTCCTTGAGCTTTTCAATGCGCTCTTCGCATAGTCTACCAGAGTTGAACTCGGGACACAAGGTTTTATACCCACACCAGTTGCAGAACTGATTCTGCATAGCTCTAAACTCTTCCTTCTTCATCTTGCGGATCTTCCACATCTGATCCACCTTCTCCTTCAGATAGTGCTTAATCTGATTAGGAGAATACTTACAAGTTACGAAGTGGTTGGTGAGCGGGTAGTAGTGGGCAACCACAATATTACTTAAGGGGACCCCCAGCTTCTTATGGATAGCAAAAGCATACCCCTGCATCTGTCGATCCTGATAAAGATCTAACTCAGACAATTCTCTTTTGGAAGTCTTATAGTCGATAACAAGGTATCCACCGTCTGTACCTTTAATCACACGGTCAATAATACCGTTGAGCTTAAGATCTTTCTCTTTATCATACACTACCTCATACACCATTTCTGTTGAAACGGTTTCAGATAGGGAAGCGTTGAAGCGGAGAAAGTTCTCTAAACAAGTTTTGATCTTAGGGGTATAAGATTCTGAAAAGGTGTAATCTTTTTTAACATTATCAGCTATAACAGTTAGCTGGGCAAGCGTGGTCGCTTGATAGCCATCTTCAAAGATTTTATGGATATAAGAACCAAAGTGCAAAGGATCAGTATTAGTCCTCTCCTCCTTGAAACGGTCCACATACCGATAACGGTACTTCAACTGACACTCTTTAAAAGTCTTAGATTTTGATTCGGAAATTGTATTTATGAACATAATTGCTCCTCAATTTATTAGAGACTACTTCCTTGAGAAGTTCAAGGATAATTACAAAATGTCCTCTGGTGAGTCAGAGCTAATTGTCCCCTCTGTATATATCTCTGACGATTACAAGCGTCACATGAGTATTAATTTAAATACTGGGTTGTGGCAATGCTTCAAGAGCGGTAATAAAGGTAACTTCATCCAGCTTTACGCCTATATGGAAGGATTGACCTATAACCAAGCCGAAGCTGATATTCTTTTTAAGGAGTTTGACGGTCAAATTGAGACTTATACTCCTCCAGTGACTACAAAAAAACCTCCCCACGGTTGGGCCACAGGAATTGGTGAATTACATCTTAAATCCATCACAGTAGAAGATTATGATAGTGAAGATAGGCTTGTTCAACATGCATGGACCTTTTTATATGAAAGAAGGTTGTTTGATCTAGAAAAAAATGATCGTACCTACTATGTTTCTACCAAAGGTAAGTATGCAGGGCGTTTAATCATACCGTTTTTAGAAAATTCGGAGATTTTTTATTTTCAAGCCCGTGCTTTGGGAGATGAGACACCTAAATACTTAAATCCAACAGATGATTGGCCTCGCTCATCACATATTTTATATCCCTATGATGAGTGTGCCAATCTTCTTGTAGTTTGTGAAGGTCCATTAGACGCTATTTCACTTCAAATTCAAGGAGTTAATGCTACTTGCACTATGGGCTGTTCTGTATCTGAAATACAGGTAGAGGCACTAAAAGACTTTGATGGAAAAATTATTATCGGATATGATAATGATGATGCAGGAAAACGAGGCGTAGGTAAGTTTGATTACTTGCGGCGATTAAAAAGGATGGCAGACTTGCACATCTGCCATCCACCTTCGGAAGTTAACGACTGGAATGATGCCCATATGAGGGGCCAAGACCTAAGCGGTTTTGTCGATTACCATACTAAAAAGTATGACTACGACTATCTAATGAATCACCTCCTTACGACACTGTGAGATAGAACAGTGGACTTATAAATGTCTGGTTCAGGATATTATATTTAACCTGTACACTGTAAGTTCCTGTTAGACTTCCGAAAGTTCCTGCCTTGAAGGACTCGTTATCCTTCAAGAGTGCGGTATCCCAATTCATTAATAAGGTATTATCTGTGGTGATATCTACCAGCCCATTGGTAGAAAGGAAACTAGCAACTGTAAAGGGTCCATCAATATTTATTTCTTGATTTACTTTTCTAATTTCCATCAACCCCTTAGTAATAACTGATTCCTTAAATATATTCTGAATTGATTTATCAATTGTCTTATTTTGAAGAGTAGTCTCAGTAGTAACCTTAAGGTCCAACTTTTCTCCAAGTCTTACATGCTTGTTCATTAAAGCATTTCTAGTAGTAAGAAGCAAAGGCTCGGTGAAAGCAAAGAAAGTATCTTCATATAAAGCGAAGTTATTTGTTATAAGTTGATATTTAGAGGCGGCATCAAGCTTGACTGCCCACATATCAACATAGTTATTAACGGCAGAGAGACTGGAGACAGCAAGCTGGGTACTTGTGTTTGTGTCCCAACCAGAGAGGTTTAGAGTCTCATCTAAAACTACAACATACTCCCCCTGCTTAATCCTATAAATCCCACTTGCGGTAACCGATGGAAGATAATTGGAAGAATTAAACTTAGAGGAGGTTGTTTGCGTATCCCCCGATGCCCCGAAGGTCATCAATGGTTTTGAGGAAACTAATCCGTCAGATCCTAGGACCGATAAAGGGGTAAGAGTATCAGACTGTTTGAAGAGTTGTACCGAACTGATTTCGTAGGGATCAACATACTCTCCGTCATTAATAAAGAAAATACGAAGCCCAATTCGTTGGCTAATATTTGGGCGGTTGCCCCTATCTACGACTGTTGTGTTGTTTACTTGCACGCTCTTGGTCTTCCATTTCCTTTTTGTAAAGGTTCAAGAATATCTCTCTCTCGCCTCTTGACATGTGCTGCACATCTCCGTAGCCGAAGCGGCAGTGCTTTACAAGTATATAGGCTTCTAAGTACAGGTTCTCTAAATTAAAACCTGTACTTAGTTCCCGGAAAAAAAATCGGAAGTAATAGGAAGCTCCATAATTTCATTATGGTTACAGTAATTGCATAGGAAGCGTACCTTTGTATCAATACCGTACTTATTACCCGAAAGAATATTTAAGATTGCATGAATATCCTTGATGGGTAGCTGTGGGACTAGTTTAGAAATTAATCCTTTAGCCTCATGACCGTCTACTTCCTCTATAAACCGCCACAGGTTAGCAACTGCATATTCAGAGTTGGCAAAGTAATTTTCATCAGAAACCCGTGGTAATCGAACCTTACACTTTTTCTTAATAACCGGGAGATAAACATCCACGGGGTTAGTCAGGTCTTCTTCAATCAAATTAACCTGAAGTTTAGATAGTTCGAACTTTACTTGATTATCTCTTCGGCAACCATTACAAGAGATAGTAGCACTATACTCATCACCGTAGGAGATCTCTCTCAATTTCATAATTAGATAGAGTTTATCCATCTGGAGAAGTTGACCTACATCAATATTATTTATACACCTTCCTAGCAAGACATTTAGTACATCTTGGTTAGCATTCTTCTTTGACAGCATAGCCTTCTCGTCATCAAAGGTCATCGGACGCAAGGAAATTGGCTTCGCTGAGTCTATTAAATTGTAAAATCGGTTTTTTGATGGTACGCTTACTGGTACAGCATCATTCGACGGTACATTCTTCAGAAGAGTAGCAAGAATCTGCTTTTCAGTCTGTTTATTTAGCTTATCTTCAGGCTTCTGGGTCTTTGTTTCTTGTTCTATCATATAAAATTACTCCTAAGTAACCACAAGGGTCTGCTCTATAATAGTCTAATGAAGATCCTTGTAAATACTCTAAAATCTAGAATTATCACCGATAATCCTGATTTATTAGACGCATTATATAGGCTGTACTCGGAAAAAGTTCCTGGCTACCAGTATTCTTCTGCTTATAAGCGTAGGCACTGGGATGGAAATATTCATTTTATTACGAGAAAGGGTATATTCCTCACAGGTTTATTACTTCGTGTCCTTAAAGATCTAAAAAAGATTGATTGTGATCCTAAGGTTGTTTTTGAAAATTCTGTAAAAGAAGAGAATACCGCTAGTTGGCTACTTTCTGCCTTTTCATTGTATGATTACCAAGAAGAGCTAATTATTAGGGCTCTTAAAGAAAAACGAGGAATTGTAAAATCACCTACTGGATCAGGAAAAACACTAATTATGGCTGGATTAGTGAAAGCACTGGCTGGGAGGAAGATGGTACTCCTTTTTAACGCAAAACAGCTACTAACACAAACTTATGATTTTCTTACTAAAACTTGTGGGATGGATAATATTGGTCTTTGTTTTGGTGAGGGTTATATTTACGGGGATATTATGTTATGTACTGTCCAAAGCATCGAAAAGATTCTAGACACGCACTTGGAAGAAACCGAAGTTTTAATGGTGGATGAGTGCCATGAGTTCGCAAATGGCAAAACTACCTTGGCTGCTCTCCAAGCCTTCCCTAAGGCCCTGTACCGCTTCGGATTCACAGCCACCCCACCATCCGATACTATCCCCAAATTCAATCTGGAGGGCTCTCTGGGGCCTGTGTGGGCTTCTGTGGATACTTCGGGTCTTGTGGAGGCTGGAAGGCTTACAAAACCCCTTATACAGCTAATAGATAGACCCTATACTGCCAGCGGAGCAGACGAAGAGTTAGCCTACCCTGAGGTATATGAGGACTACATAGTAAATAACGAATCACGAAACAATATTATTAAGGAGATTGTAAATGAAATTAGACGAACCAGCGAGCGATCTCGCATACTTATACTTACCAAATCACTTGATCATGGAAGAGCCTTGGAGGTCTTGCTTGGAGACGGGGAAGTACAGTTTTTACAGGGTGAAGACTCCCTCGGAGAAAGGTATAAAAGTATATCTAACTTCCTCAGACATAGAGGAACTAGTACCCTCATTGGCACTAAAATCCTCCAAACAGGTATTAACATTGAAGAAATCACACATTTCATTAACGCCAGAGGAATGAAGTCTGAAATAGCAACCCTGCAAGCTCTAGGTAGAGCTTTACGCCGACACGAATCAAAAGAGAAAGTTTTTATCTATGATTTCTTAGATAAAGAAAAGTATCTAAGAGAACATTCTAACGCAAGAAAGCGTCATTACAAGAAAGAGGGCCATGAGGTTATAACACTATGAAAAACCCACAAGAGATTGAAGAACTTAGAAGTAAGTTGAACACTTCAGAACTAGCTGACCTTAATTGGCTCCATGCTGAATTAGGACATTTTTTAACTTCGGATGATGTAAGCTCAGACGGAGTAATAAAACTAGAGAATATGGTTAATACTCTCAATAATTTTAGACGAACCTATACTCAACGAGTAATCCGTCTAATGAAGCAAGCTCATATTGTCGATTAATTATTTTTTAAGGGAATCTCCAGCCCCGGAATCTCAATAGTAGGATTCTGCATTTTCAAGCGTAAACCCCAATTTTCCATATCGCGGCTTGTCCATTGGTCCTCCATAGCATTTTCAATAATATCAAGCTTATGGTTGATGTTATTGAGTTGAGAGCTTATCCACACCACAGCGGCACAGAGAGTTATTACCATTCCTAAGGGCATTAAAGTTTCTTTTGATATAGTGTATCTTTTCGTAGTTTCAGTAGTCATTATTTTAATCTTTCCATGAAGAAGGTAGAGCCTATAATAGCTTTTACGGTAGAAGCAGCAGTAGCTTCATAGGTAATATTTACCACATCATCTGCTGCGGCTGTGAATACAGCCATAATTGTGTGTTCTAGAGGATCAACAGAGGAGTGGACTCTAGGGGCTCCAGTTAGAATGGAAACCCCCTCTAGATTAACATTTAGATTTACTAAAGAGGATCCTCCCTCTAATATTACTGCCCCTATGACTCGATAAGTACCTGCTATTTTTACTATCCAATTCTTAGCAGTATCATCCCATACAAAGTCACTAATATTAGACTCTATTGTAGTAGGAACATTTGAGTAGCCTAATGCCTTCTCATCAGAGGATGCTACATCAGCCGCACTTAGGGCCATATAGCAGAACGGAAGAGGAACAGGACAAGCATCTCCTACTGTAAGAGAGTCTGCTTTTACCAATAGATTGGTAGTAGTAAGGTACTTTCCAGTTATATCAAGATCAGAAGCAGACCACTCACTAAGGGGAACATTCGCAACAGCAGTATACCCTCCCGATGCTAGGGAAATTTGATCAGCCTGAATAGAGCCTAATCCTGTAGCCTTAATGGTCACATCACTTTCAAGTGTGGTAATTAGTGAAGCCCCCATTTCCCCGTCTTCCCAACTCATCTCCCGCCACGCCGCATTCATAATGGCGGTTGTATCGTTCCAGCGGGAGAAGATTGGAGGGGTAGGTTTCCATGCACCAGTCCCCGCCTCTCCCCCGTCACCCCCATAACTCCAAGTAACACCCTCAAAGAAGCTTAATCCATATCCATCGGCATTTCCATCCTCATCAGTCCCCGTTCCACCCCCACCCGAGTTTGGATTATTTAAAGATCCCAAGAAGGGATAACAACCAGTTTCACTGATCATACCCCCCGTAGTCGTATTTCTCGCCCACAGCGCGTCCCGCGCTTCGATAGCTAAAGCAGTTAAACCTGTAGCCCCAGCAGGTCCAGGAGGCCCATCAGTCCCTTGAGCCCCTTGCCCTTGAGCCCCTTGAAACCCTTGAGCCCCTTGAGGCCCATCAGTCCCTTGAGCCCCTTGAGCCCCTTGCCCTTGAGACCCTTGAGCCCCTTGAGGGCCTCCTGGAGGCCCATATCTTGTAAAAGAAATAGCTACATCATCACCATCAGATAAAAAGTCGGCAACAACCTCCCCAGGAAAATATACAGGGTCACAATCTATCACATAATAAGAAGTAAGGGCATTTATACCAGTTACCTTAAAGGTATATAAAGTATTAGAAGTAACAGTAGATTGTACACTTAATACCCCATAGGGGCCTTGCCCTGTAGCCCCTGGATACCCTGAATACCATGACTGAATCCAAGTAGTAAGAGGTTGTAGACTCTTACTATGAGAATCTATCCAAACTTCTGAAATTGGAGTAGTGTGTTCATCATTAAAAGACAACTTACCATCAGCAGTTCCCCCATTAACCGCTTCATCAAAAGTCATAATGATACCCAAGGGAGATCCTTTCTCCCCTTCATGCCCTTGAATCCCTTGATACCCTTGATACCCTTGAAACCCTTGCTCCCCTTGAGACCCTTGAGACCCTTGAGAACCTTGAGTTCCTTGATACCCTTGAGGCCCTGTAACCCCTTGAGGCCCTGGAGGCCCATCAGGCCCATCAGTCCCGTCATACCCTTGAGGCCCTATAGGCCCAACAGCCCCAGCATACCCTATAGGGCCTTGAGGCCCCTCAGGCCCCTCAGGCCCAGTAGGCCCAGTAGGCCCAATAGTCCCAATAGGCCCGTCATACCCTTGAAACCCTTTAGGCCCCCCAGGCCCTTGATGCCCTTGAATCCCTTGAGCCCCGTCAAACCCTTGAAACCCTTGAAACCCTTGAGACCCTGGAGGCCCATATCTTGTAAAAGAAATAGCTGCATCATCACCATCAGATAAAAAGTCGGCAACAACCTCCCCAGGAAAATATAGAGCATTACACTCTAATTTATAATAAGTAGTAAGGGCATTTACAAATGTTATACCAGTTATATTAAAACTAAATACAGTATCAGCAGCCTTAGTAGATCGTACATTTAATACCCCATAGTTGGACCCTGTAGCCCCTGGAAACCCTGTATACCATGAATTAATCCAAAGAATAAGACTTTGACCAGCCTTACTTTCATCATCTAACCAAACTTCTGAAATGTCATCTGCTCGCACCTCATCAAAAGACAACTTACCACTAGCAACTCCCCCACCAGTCGCTCCATCAAAATCCATAATGATACCCAAGGGAAACCCTCTCTCCCCTTGAATCCCTTGATTCCCTTGATACCCTTGAAACCCTTGAGACCCTTGCTCCCCTTGAGAACCTTGAGTTCCTTGATACCCTTGATGCCCTTGATGCCCTTGAGGCCCTGTAACCCCTTGAGGCCCTGGAGGCCCATCAGGCCCATCAGTCCCGTCATACCCTTGAGGCCCTATAGGCCCAACAGCCCCAGCATACCCTATAGGGCCTTGAGGCCCCTCAGGCCCCTCAGGCCCCTCAGCCCCGTCATGCCCCATAATCCCTTGAGCCCCTTGAAACCCTCTAATCCCGTCAGGCCCTATAGGCCCTTCATGCCCTTGAATCCCTTGATTCCCTTGATACCCTTGATACCCTTGAAACCCTTGCTCCCCTTGAGACCCTTGAGAACCTTGAGTTCCTTGATACCCTTGATGCCCTTGAGGCCCTGTAACCCCTTGAGGCCCTGGAGGCCCATCAGGCCCCTCAGGCCCAGAATACCCTATAGGCCCTATAGGCCCAACAGCCCCAGCATACCCTATAGGGCCTTGAGGCCCCTCAGGCCCCTCAGGCCCAGTAGGCCCAATAGTCCCAATAGGCCCGTCATACCCTTGAAACCCTTTAGGCCCCCCAGGCCCTTGATGCCCTTGAATCCCTTGAGCCCCGTCAAACCCTTGAAACCCTTGAGGCCCTGGAGGCCCATATCTTGAAAAAGTTATAGCTACATCATCATCATTAGTTAAAAAGTCTGTGACAGTATTACCAGGATAAGACAGAGGCTCACACCCTAATCTATAGTAGGTTGTCCTGTCAAATATATCAGTTATCTTAAAGCTAAATAAAACATCAGCAGCCTCAGTAGAGTGTACATTTAATACCCCATAAGGGCCATACCCTGTAGCCCCTGGAAACCCTGAATACCAGGAATCAATCCAATCCCTAAGAGGTTGATTATATTTACTTTCATCATCTAACCAAACTTCTGAAATATCAGCCGAGTCTATATTATTAAAAGACAACTTACCATCAGCAGTTCCCCCAGTAGCAGACTCTACATAATCCATAATAGTACCCAAGGGAATCCCTGTAGAACCCTTAATGCCCTCAGCCCCGTCAAACCCTGTAGGCCCTTGAGGCCCTACATCCCCGTCATACCCTTGATACCCTTGATGCCCTTGAATCCCTTGAGCCCCTTGAAACCCTGGATCCCCTCGATGCCCTTGAGACCCTTGAGTTCCTTGAATCCCTTGCGCCCCGTCAAACCCTTGAGGCCCTGGAGGCCCATCTTTTGAAAAAGTTATAGCTACATCATCACCATCAGTTAAAAAGTTGACAATTTCAGCCCCAGGATAATATAGAGCATCACAAGCTAATTTAAAATAAGTAAGACCACCAGCATTTACATATGTTATACCAGTTATATTAAAGTTAAATAAAGCATCAGAATTAAGAGTAGACTGTACAGTTAATACCCCATAAGGGCCATACCCTGTAGGTCCAGGCCACCCTGTATACCATGAATTAATCCAATTAGTAAGATCTTGACCAGCCTTACTAAAATTATCTACCCAAACTTCACTAACACCAGTCGAATCAACACTATTAAAAGATATTAAACTACCAGAGACTCCCCCAGCAACCGCATCATCAAACTCCAGAATAATACCCAAGGGGGTTCCTGTAGCGCCCTTAATGCCTGGAAGCCCTTGATACCCTGTAGGCCCTTGAGGCCCTGGAGGCCCGTCATACCCTTGAGACCCTTGAGTTCCTTGAATCCCTTGCGCCCCGTCAAACCCTTGAGGCCCTTGAGGTCCTGTTCCCCCTACACTTCCCTGACATATATCTACACATAGACATTCTCCATCTGGTAGTTCAACAATTTCACATTGCCCCTCTACAGAAGATAGAATTAGAGGGATAAACCCTAGTGTGCAGCCCGTTGTCATTTAGAGTTAAGCCTCCGTTTCGTCACCTTCAGCGTGATCTATTTCTTCTGATTCTTCTTCGGAAGCCATACCTGCTAAAAGTTCATCCATGTCTTTTAAAGCATCCATAAATTCATCTTTAGTAAGGCCCTTCTTGGGTGCTTCCGCAGAAGGTTCCCCTTCGGGTGGAGGTTCTTCATCGCCGCCCTCAGGGGCGGTTTCTGTCTCTGCCTTTTGAAAAGGAGCTTCACCAGCTTCCTCATGCTTCTTTTCTGGCTTAGGGTTTCTTTTTTTAGCTGCCTTTATAGAGTCATCTTCATCCTCTGTTTCGTTTTCTGGGTCCACTTCGCCCTTTTCTGCGGCAGCCTTCCCATCTTTTTGTTCTGGGCTAAGATTATCTTCATCGTCATCAACAGGTTTATATTTATCTTTATCTAAAAGCATCTTCTCTTTGGCCTTTTCTAAAAGATCATTAGTACTTACTTCAGTTGTAAGAAGGGTATTAAAAGAAATCCCCTCAGACAGGGAAAAATCAAAGGTGAAGTCTGAATAATCACAGCCTTCAAAGCATTCTTGTAGTAGATCATTAACATCAATGATTTCTACCCCGTTCTTGGTCTTAAGCATCTTGCTTAAATCGGATAAACACTCTTTAATAATGCTTCCCTTAGGAGCTAACCGCATAAGAGCTTCAAAAATAACTACTTGTGTCTGTGCTAACCCTTCAAAAGTGGCACTCTCTCTAAGATTTTGAACATTAATACCATACTTAGTATTAAGAAGTTCTAAAATTACAGATTTTAGTGGCTTCTTCATCTCAAAAAGCTTAGAAGCATAGCCTTTAATTTCCTTATCAGAAATAGCTGTATCATCGGAGATACCGAAGGAGCTTCCGAGGGATTCAAACAGTTGCTTCTTAGTAGTGAGAGCTAAGAAAGGAACTTCTACAACAGCATCAACTAAGGCTTCTAATACTATTTCTTCAGAGTCTTCAAAAATATGACTAGCAAGCTTACGAATGCTGGGGTTAGTCGCCCAAACATCTTCAAAACTCTTTTTGGATTCTAAAAGTTCTTTTCGTACTAATTCTTGTTTACAGATTAACTCGTAGACGCTTTTATTAGGTCCCTTGGAGATCTTGTAGCTACCCTGTTCTTGTAAAGCATCATACGAAAGTTTTGGGAAATCAAATGCCTTAGAAACGGCGTTAGAAAGTTTAATTGCATGTTCGATTTCTTTTACTTGTTCAATATTTTGTTTATTTTCAGATAGAAAGTCTAGGAACTGCGGCATCATCTCAAGAAAGCGTTGAAATTCCTGAGTTTCAACAATGGTTTGATCTTGGGAGAAAACCGCAGCCTTTTCTTGAAGCCTCTTTTTAACATTTTCAAACTTAAGTCTGTTTTCCCAAAGAGATAAGAGATTAGTAAAACTATCGTCAGCGGTTTCATACTCGTTAGAGTTGAGCTTGCCTACAAAAGTTGAGACTTTCTCAGTAACAAAGGAATCAAAAGTTTCATTATCTGCGAAGATATCAGAACTTTGAATTCTTAGATTAGTGAGATTAATATCTCCTTTTAAATTATATTCTCCTGATAGAACTTTTCCGTTCTCGGTTAAGAACGCAACTCTCTTGTTTTCACTATCAATAGAAAATAATTCTACATTTTCTCTTAAAGAACGACCAAGACAGTCGCCTAGTTTAAGTAAATTTGTTACTGTGGTATTTCTGTTTTCGAATAAATGATCGAACATTGTCTAACTCCTTGTTTATTACAGGCTATTGTTATATAGTGAGCCTAATTAACTATTTTTTTGATGATTTTGCACATTTCTAGTGATAATCCTCTCAAGAGAGGCTAGTTTTTTATGCCCAGTCCCAGACTCAGCAATAATTCGGTTCTTTAACCTATTTAAAAAGACTACGCTTTCCTTTTTAGGCTTTTTCTTTTCTACTTCCATTTGTCGTTCGTGGTCAGCCTGTTTTCCACCCTCATCTCGACCAGCATCAGCGTCCTTACCCTGTTGCTCTCGGTCCATATCTTGATCTTTGCCACTTTGAGCCATATCTTCTTGACCTTGCATCGCAGCGGCTTCGTTAGCAGCTTCCTCTTCCTTCTCTTTCTTAAGTTCCTCTAAAGTATGTTCAATTTCTTGATCAGTCATATCATAGAATTCCTTATAGATCGTAGATTTAGGGAATAGCCCTGTACCAACAACAGCTTGAATAACTCTAGCTTTTTGCTCATCAATTTCCATTTTACGCTTAGTAAAAACATCACTAGGATCAGGAAGAATGATCTTTAAGTCTTTAATTAAACTAGCGGGATAACCCACCAATGCCATATGCCTCTTAGCAATTTGTTCTAAGCCTATTTCAACTTGCTGTTGAACTCGCCCAATAACCCTAGCAAACTTAGCATCAAGCTGGGATAGGTTAGCCTTACGCTCAGGAGACTTGTCCTTCTCCACAATATAATCCTTAGGAACCTTAAGAGCAGCAAGAAGCTTGTCACGGAAGTAACGAACATCATCTACCTCACCCAAATTTTGGGCTCCAGGAAGAGTCTCGATCTTGGTTCCTTGGTTTCCTCTAGTGGGAACAAAGAAATCTTCATCTGCACTTAAGGGGTTATAACGAGCATCAATGGTTCCTGCATTGGAATCATAATACTTTTCTTTCTTAAATTTCTCCTTCACCTTTTCGATATACATCTCAGCCTTAGTGGCTGGCATATTAGCAACATCAATATAGAAAATTCTACGCTCAGGAGCCCTAGCCAAACGGTAGATTAACATCGCATCTTCCATAAGCTTCAAAGAACGGAATACCCGAACAGCCGTTGCTGCAATAGACTTTCCATAAGGGTAATACATAGGGTCAGAGGTTCGAAGTCTAAAGTGGATGAGTTGGTTTCTGTCTAAAGTAATATAAGCAGTCCCAGTCATCTGGTCAGCGGCACTTCCATATGCTGTCCAGTCGTTAGCCTCAGGGATTTCTTGTAGGAAATCAGTTAGGTAGCCATACTCATTTTCTACTCTAATAATAAAATTAGGATTTAAAACCTTTATTCTCTGGAGACCCTTTCTTGGATTATTAATATCTATGATAGTTTCCATAAAACAATCCCCATACTTACAAGTATTACGGATAATATCCCAATAATGCCTGTCCAGACTAAGGGTTTCAAAGAGCTTAGTAATCTCATCTACAACTAACTGCTCTTTACTTTGAATTGTCCATCTACCCCCTCTTAAACTCTTTTGAGTAGCATCATCAGCATAGATATCAAAGGCAGTTCCAATCTCGGGATAGTCATCCATCTCTTCGAACTTCCTATACCTCTCTCTACGGGTACGCTCTAGTTCAGGTAGTTGGAGAGAGGTGCGGCTAAGGGTTCCAACGGCAGGAAGACGATCAGGTTGAACTATATCAGAGTTCTGAACGGTATCACCAGCAAGGAGAGCTTGAGGAGTGGGACCTTCATCCCCTTGCTTGTGCATAAAGGGGGCTGCTTTAGTGGCGAAGAATCTAGCTAAAAACTGTCCTAATCTTCCTGTGGGATAGAAATAAGGACCAAGACGATCATCAGGACCACCAGCACCAAACTTAGTGTAACCAATAGAACTTTCATCTAACTTACCATTTTTGTTTAACTCATCAGCCATTTTATATCCTCATCTATACTTTCGTGGTTCGAAGTCCTTACGGGTTCTAAGGGTTTTCGCTCTTTTTCTTCTGTATTCTGTGCCATCTCTAAAGGCGCGTGATCTGCTAAAGTATGTAGTAAAGATACCGCTATAGAAAGACTCATAATTAAATCATCATGTTTTCCCTCATCTGCTGTAATCTTACCATTAGCATCTACAATAAAGGTTAAAAGCTCATCTACGGTTCGTTTTGAATTTATCTTCAAGTAGTTGTTCCTAATATACTCCTCCATCCTTGCTAAAAACTCCTCTCGATTTCTAGTAGTGATTTGTACGCCAAAATCATTTTTATCATCTATCCAAAGGTTATCGTATTCCAAAACATTAAACATCCAGTCTATCAAGTTATTCCCAATTGTGTTTCTCTCAATGATTACATGGGCATTATTATATAGATTAGCTTCCGTATACAAAATTTGAGCAAGGTCATTAATCGGGGTTTTGTTAGAATAAAACTCGGCTACTTGCTCTCCCGTATAAGCATTAAAAATATGAAAAGCAGAGTAATCTCTATCTCTTCCTAAGCTAACATCTACTCCAATAACATATTCATGCTCTGCGGTAGGCTCTTTCCACACCCGCATTTTGTTATTGTATTTGATCCAATAATCCGTATTAACCTCTTCTACCAATCGCCTTAGAAGATAGCCCTCTAAATAGGTTTCACCCGTACCCAGAAACTCGCACTCATACTCCTGTAGCCATTGCTTTAAAGGCATGTTCCTTTTGGTAGTTGTTTCCCATTGATCCACATATAGACCCCTCTTCTCTAACTCTGTGTATAGATCTTCAAAGCCCTCCATTCGCTTATACTCTGGGTGGGATTCCCAATTAATATCAATAGCATTAAAAGAATTCTCCCCAGCTAAAGCTTTGTGGTACACATCATAATACCAATTACCAATACCATTAACGGTAGATAAGACAAAAGCACGACCTCCTGTAGAGATAATTGGGTATACAGCAGCCCAGATAGTATCAATATTTTCAATGAAAGCAGCCTCGTCAATAATGAGGAGTGATCCTGCTAGTGAGCGTCCCGACTGCTTACCAGATGGGCGAGATTTAATGGTGGACCCTGTGGAGAGTTTTAGAGTGTGCTTATTGTCCTCCACAATCTTAGGTCTAAGAAAAGTAGGAAGTTCATCATACATTAGTTTGATTCTATCAAGAATCTCAGTAGACTCGGCATCTCCTTTAGATAAAATTACAATCTGTTTATGCTTTTGAAAAATGGCTGTCCATAAGGATAAACCTGCTGCAATAGTAGTAGCTCCTGCCTGTCTGAATTTACGCAATACATTGAATCTATGGGTTTTAACAGCCTCTAGCACATCTACTTGAAAGGGGTAGAGCTTAAACGGAACTAGACCTCTCACAGGATGAGTGACCTTTATATAATTTGAAATAAAGTATACAGGGTCCTCTTTACATTTAGCAAATTCGTTAAGTAGTTCTGATTTATCCATAAGACACTCTATTATAGTACATGAAGATGTTCGCTATTATATGTACTAGGGATGTTAAATTGCCGATAATAACTAAGGCTCTTGTTAACACCTTATCTAGCTATGGGGTGGAAGTTAAACTCTTGGCAAAGCAGTCTTCTATATTTGAAGCCTATGAGAGAGGATTAAAGCTCTGTACTGCTAAGGATGAGGATATTATCATTTTCTGTCATGATGATCTACAGATCCTCTCTAATCATACACAGTTCATTGCCGCTCTAAGCACATGCGTTAAAAAAACAACAGGCATCGTTGGGCCAGCAGGGACCACTTTACTAGGTGAGGATTCCGTGTGGTGGAATCAGGACCACTGGGCTGCGGGGTATCATAGAGGTATGGTTAAACATAAAACCATAGTGAAGTTTCCCCCACATACGCACAAACCCGATCAAGTTCGTATCGAGGATACTGAGTACGGACCTTACGGACCAGTAGTAGTTTTAGATGGTTTATTTCTAGCTGCACGAAAAGAAGTATGGGTAGATGTAGGATTACAAAAACCTGATTACTTCGAAGGACCTTGGGATTTTTATGACCTTCACTACACAAGTACCGCTCACAAAAAAGGGTATACTAATTATGCCGTCCCCGTAGACTTAATTCATATGTCTAATGGGGAATTAGTGGGCAGAGATTCTTGGCATAAGAATAGAAAAGCGTTTATCGCTAACACTACCCTTCCGTTGTCAATATGATTGAGTGGATACTAGTAAGCTTTGGAATAACCTTTGCTATTACGCACGGGAAGATCTTCAAGACCTTTAGAGAAAAGGCAGCAGACTTACACCCGTTATTAGGTGATCTAGTCTGCTGCCCTTTATGTCTTGGTTTCTGGACAGGAAGTTTGCTTAGTCTTACTTGGAAAAGTATTACAGGAAACTTCCTTCTTGATGGCTTTTTATCCCTCTCATCATGTTGGTTGCTTTATGCAATCAGTTGGGCATTAGCCCTACATGATGAGAGGGTATAGTCAGCAACCGTTACTGCAACGCGCAACTCTGGGAAGCATGAATCGTTTGAGAGGCATTATTTTTCTCCTTTATTAGTTGTGAGATCAATTGATAGATCATAAGTAACAGCTTTTGTTCCTTTGAGGGATTTAAAAAGTCGTTTTGCAAGGTACACTCCTGCTTTGTGGTCTGTAGGGTAATGAAATCCCGCCATTATCCTACCTCCCCCACATTCTTCTGCTGCTTTAATTAAATTAAGTTTGTGTTCTGGGTATTTGTTTGCATAAATTTCAGCGATCAGTCTAGATTGGGTAGAGTGCCCGCTTGGGTAGGAGGGACTATTATTAGTTCTACTCCAAAGAACTTCAAACTCGACTCCAAAATAAGGAGCTAATTGTTGAGGTCTAGGTCTATTGTATGAATTCTTTAAAGTACTAATGATTATGGCACTCTCCTTCAGCACCTTGTCAATAAACTGTTTATCATACTTAATCCCAAACAAAGTTAGGTATGTTTTAATTGCGAATGCAGGATCTTTATCATGCTTACGCACACTTTTTTTCATACCATCCCCGCATAAATAAGTGGCTCCCTGCACTGTCAATATATCTTTTGCTGTAGCTAAACTAGAATTAATGGGAGGCACAGGGAGCCGAATAAATTTAGCACTATCGTTAAAGAGTGTTATCTCTCCTTTAGGTTTGCGTAACCTTTTCGAATAAACTAGACTGTCTACTGGCTCTTCCATTTAAATACCTCACACCCCACCTTTCCGATTGTGTTTCTCAATTAGTATAAGTTTTTTGAAAAATTTCATAGCTCTACCTCATTATTATATAGGAGTCACTAACCCGTAAGGGCTCCGAATTTTTTTTACTTACCTTTGCGTTCTCGCAAATTTCTTAAATCAGTTTGCGCGGCAGAGAAACCCGCATCGGGGTTAGCATTCTCGTAAGAAGGAATAAGTTCATCCTCCCCCTCCTGAAAGAAAAGAATGGTCATGTCCTGAATACACTTACGAATTTCTTGTAGCTCCTTATCTTGGCGCAGATGAATACTCTTATCTTCTTCCAAAGCACTAAGGCGTTGTGCGTGAGAATAAGTTTCCATAGTAAACCACCCAGCCACAGCTAGGCATACTGTAGTAATGATCTGGCCCTTATTGATATTAATTTCCATTATTCGTCCCCGTAAGGATCAAGCTTCATAAACTTGGTAAGATCTTCCAAGCGTTTCTGGGGAGCATCAAGACCACCAATAAGAGTATAAACAACTAGCTTATCCTTCCTAGGATCTTCGTAGATGCCTCGGTGAACCATAGCGTTGCCAGTAATAGCTGCCAGAGTAGAGAAGGCGTGTTCAAGGTTGTCCATCAAACCAGCAGTCTCTTCAAAGATTTTGGTCCCCCCTACGACCACCCCAGCGGCTGCTGTAGCGGTCTTGAGGTCAAAGCCCTCAGCTAGTAGGGTTGTTTCTAGATTGGCCTTGAGAGCCGTAGAAACCCCTGTCTCGCTCTCAAAATCCTTAACAGCCGTGACACCCATAATCATACAACCAGAAGACTTCATCACACTGTCATAGTCTTGTGGGTCAAAGGAAGTATAATCAGAGTTCTGAGTTGCTAGGACATTAAATATATGGAACAAGCCAGCAACGGTATTGTTAATTGTAGGCCAGAAAGCCTTTACAGTAAGCTTAGGATAAAGCTTCTTAATCTTTTGATTATCAACAATGATAAGGGGTGAGAACTTCTTTTCCTTAGCCATTGCACAAAGTTGCTTCATACGGTTATAAGCGTTCTTAGCCACAACAGGAGAAGCAGACTCACCAGTAGTTGGGAGAGAAGCAATAACTCCAATTCTCTCAGATGCATCTCCTTCTTTCCCTACATAAGTGAAATACTTTTTACACAGCTTGATTAAAGGAACGACAGACCCACCACCAGAACCTCCAGCGATGCCAGCGCAGATAACAATGCGATCTACATTCTCACCTACGATGCTCTTCAACTTATTGAAAACCTCTTGTTCCCTAGCTTCGAATGCGATGGCTGCTTTAACTTGGTCCTTGCCAGCACCCTGATCACCATAATGATCAATATAGAACTTATGTTCCTCAGGAATCTTTAACAAGTTTAGATCATTCTTCGCTGTGTTGATAGCAAGTGTTTTAGTGTAACCTAATTCGTAGAAGGCTTTTGCCATTCTTCCCCCTCCCTGCCCTGCACCGATAAAAGCATAAGTTAAAGCACCGTGGGCTTTATCTTCGATCTCGTCTACAATAGCTTCAATATCAGGTTCGAAGTCCTCTAAGGGGAGATCTGGGATATTAGCTGCAAAAATTTCTTTATATTCTTCGGGCTTCTCAGGCCCACTTTTTGTTTCATCTGTCATAATAAACTCCTTATTATATAGGTTACTTTTATTTGAAGAACTTTATAAATTCTAAGATCCATTTCAAATATTAGTACTATATATAATAGAGTAGCTAGAACTACTAATACCTAGGAGAATTAATTATGCCCACCCCCGTACCTTTACCAACCAATGCCAATTCCACTGGCCCCCCTAATATAGGATTTTCCGTTTCTGGAGGAGCCGCTGGAGTACAAGATTGGTATGTCCATGTTCAAACTGTTGATATCATGTATATTAGAAGGAATCAATACAATAGTAGTACAAGTAGTATTACTACTTCTCCCACAGTCACTTCAAACTGGATGGACATGAATTGTACTGTTCAGACTCAAGATGAAATTTATAAGAATGTGGCCTTCTCTTCAGCAGATAGTTCCTCAGGAAACTTATTCAGACCTCATGTTTTACAACTTCAGACTAACACAGGAACAAGTGGTGGTTTTGGAACGGATGGGGTTGTCAGTACCAGTTCTATGGGTATCATAAGGAGACCCGCTCTAAAAGATGCTGCTGGAAATTATTTAGATGTTACAGGAACCTGTACAAAAAATGTTAGTTTAGTAATGGATCAAATGCCTGGAGGGTATGACAGCACATATGATACCTCTTCTACTACAAACGGTATTTTAGCTCAAGCTATGGGACAGGTAGCTGTCGAGTGCCCCTCATTTAAAGCTACACTGGTGGACCTGTAATCATGATAGGCTTTAATGAAGAGGGAGATAATAATAAAACCTTTATTAACAGGGATACGGGAGATGCAGCAGAGTCTGAAATTTGTTATTGCACTATAACCCGAAAGGTTACTGGCACCGCGAAGACCCTCCCAAATGGTTCCACTAAAACTTTTTTAAGTATTATTATTATGGTAAGGTGCGAAAAAGAAAAGCATTATGATGAAGGTCCAACAATTTCAGGTAGTGCGGGTTTTAAGATATTTCATTCTTTTAAAAAGACCCCCTGCGAGGAGTGTCCCTGTGGCGGCGGTGGTGGCCCATGTGTTGCTTCCATGACAAAGAGCGAAGTATCAGATAACCCGCCTAAATGGGCTAAAGAAATGCAAGCAGGAGCCCCAGCGGAGCAAGTAGCTGAAACTATCAATACAGAGGTACAAGAGCCAGGTGACCCAATGGGATATGGTCCCTACAATAGTCAGGGTCATCCAAAATGTTCTTCTCCGGTGGTAAAAAAATGCTGCCCACCAGCCACCGCGAGTGCAGACTCTTTTGGAACTAGTATATAACTAACTCCTGTCGATCCCTTAGGGACTCCTAATTTATTTTAGGAGTCCCTTTTTTTTTCGGAGTCCCGTTACCTTTTTATAAAATTTTAGGAGTCCCTACCACTTAAGTACTGTGTATGAAGGGGGCTTGGGCCGTATGGGGTCCCCGCTTCGCCGTCAAATCCTCCGCTCGTTATCCCCGGCCCCTCGACCTAAGTACAGTATTGACAAGGGTTTACGCATGAAAGAAAAAGAAAAAAGCTATTGACATATGGCTATGGACTTGGTATAATACACACATGAAAAAGAACATCACAATGAAAAACATCCTCCTCGTAAGCCTTGCAGTCCTCTTCCATAATGCCCTTGCTCACGCTATCGTGATCATCGCAAAGATCCTCCTCATGGTCGCTTCACTCATCTCATCTCTTCCTGAATTTTTCTAAAAAACCTCTTGACAAACCCCTCTCCATAGGGTATAATATACACATGAAAACAATTGATCTAACTACCATTGACACCTTCACCCTCTCTCAAGAGGATGTGATGGATCGTCCCCTTTCTCAGCGTAGGGCTTACGCTCTTCGTCAAACCGCTTTGGATATGCAAAGGAAGTACGGAGGCAGCTATGCCTCTGCTCTTAGCATCGCTAAGGACTCGCTGACAATGCTCAAGGTGGTGTGGTCATGATATACCTCTCTTGCTTCCTCGTCGGCTTCTGTGCTGGCATCTACGCTTATGGCAAGGGCTACCGTGCCCAGAAACCCTTCTACAAGGAAAACAACTAATGGAAATCTCCTTCT